TTACAATTGCTTCAGATGGTCAGATCACAGTTAATCAAAATAATCCTACGATTACGTTAGGGAGTAATGCTACTGGTTTTACAGGTATTAAAATGGCAGATCAATGGAGGCTGACTGCATCAAACACAAGTGCCAATGGACCAATCACTAGCAATTTAGAACGAGTAGATGATGGATGGTTTGCACAAATAGGAACAGGAATGACTGAAAGTTCTGGTATTTTTACGTTCCCTCAAACTGGTGTTTATTTAGTCACAAGTTCAGCACATTTTATTAGTAATAGTGGTGGACAAGATTATGGAGGTGTTCATATACAAATTACTGAAAACAATGCAGACTATTCAAATCAAGCCGAAAAATATTGTTCAGTCAGTAACACTTCAAAATATGGAGGCACTCATTGCGTTGCACAAATAGATGTCGATAATACAACAAATATAAAAGTAAAATTCAATAGGGCTGCTGCTTCAACCAATTTTGCTACACTAGGCGATACCAATTCAAATCAAACGACATTTACATTCATTAGATTGGGAGATACTTGATGATAAAAACTATTGAAAAAGCTTTGTGGAGTTTTTATCCAGAAACTCCTAACTGGTATGATTGGGCTAAAGCAGATCCCGAAGGAAATAAAATTCCCAATTATGAACGGATGCAAACTAAATATGTAATTGTGAATTCAGTTCATAAAGGAATTGTTACAAGACCAACTGATAAGGAGATAAACGATAAGATTGCTGAACTTGAAGACGAGCACAAAAAACAAAGCTACGCTAGGTCAAGGGCCGATGCCTACCCATCCTGGCAGACCCAGATGGATCTTCTTTATCATGGTGGATTAGATGCTTTAAAAGCTGAGTTAAAAAAGACTAAAGATAAATTCCCTAAGCCTGAGTAAACATGAGCAGATCAAGAGATTTAGCTAACCTAGCAGGGGATGCAACAGGACTAGAAACAATAACTGTTTCTGACATTACTGATCTTACTGCTAGTGCTGCGGAACTAAACAAGCTGGACGGTGTTACCGCAGATACCGCAGAGATTAATAAGTTAGATGGTGTCACGGCAGACGCGGCAGAACTTAACAAGTTAGATGGGGTAACAGCATCTACAGCCGAACTTAATTACGTTGACGGGGTAACCTCTGCGGTCCAGACACAGCTTACTCAGCTAGACTCACAGACAAGTCCTCACATAATACCCGGTGTTTTGTATCCTGCCGTTGGTGGAAATGATATTCATGGAAATGACATAGATACAAGTCATGGCAGTACCTACACTTATGGGGCAACACACACAGACGGACGAAAATACTACTACACCGACATCAAGGGCAGCAAACCCATCAAAGACCCTAGAATCGGTGGGCATTTTGGGAGTCAGAGGCATAAAATTAAATCACTACAGTTACTTGAGCAGGAAACTGCTACTCAAGGTAATGAGGTTTATTCTTTAGATGGGAGAAAGTGGTTAAGGTTAAACGCTACAACTACACCATTAGATTTTAATAGAGCAGATGGGAGGTCTATAGGAACTGGTGCTAGTGGAGGAGTTAATTCTTACTTTGAGATTGTAGGTTATTTTTCTGATATGAACCTTGTAGGTTTTACCCAAAGTTCAGATCGAGGATTTAATGTAAAAGTAGATGGAGGCACTGCAACTGCTGAAAACAATTCGCTTCAACCTTCTATAAATTCACCATTAGGAACAGCGAGTGCTGGCAGGTATGTTGATGCAGGAGCAGTAGTTAATTTAGGTTTAAATCAGACATTGGGAATCCATACAGTAAGAGTTACACCACACGCTTCAGGTGACTATGTAATCTTATATGGTGTCGAACTAATCGCCCAAGACACCACTTCAACCGCAAACAAATCAAAGATTCAGATCCCTAGTCAGGATGTGGTTTCTTATGGGAAGAAGTTTACTGTAAGTGGAACTCCGCATTACGATCCTTTTTCTGCAAAAACTGATGGTTCTGCTTGGACATCACCAACCTCTGGAACCAACAACGTAAATAGTTCTGCAAGCTGGCCTACTAACATCGATACAGCAACTAGTTTAGGTTTAGATAAATGGGTAGATGGTAGCAATTACTATCGGCCTTATAATGGAGCTAGGGTAGTTCATTGGGTAGACAGTAGTGGCACAATTAAAACAAGTGTCACAGTAATGCCACCTAATGCAAAAAGTATTAAGTCAGCCGATGTAAATAAGAAGGCAAAGAACGCACCGAATGACACTTACTTGCCTACGTTTGAAGACGAAACTACAGATGTAAACGAAGACAATCTACATGAAGTAGCTAAGACTTTTCACTTTCGAGAGTTTGGAAACGGAAGTGCTAATGGTGGGACAGGGGGCACTTATGCAGATGCAAGTATGCTTAATACTGCTGATGATATTTCTTATGTAATGGATGATGGGCTGACAAGTTTATCTGCTAGTGGTGTCGATATTCTTGTCACACCTGCTAATGCGATAAATTTAGGTTCTACTGACTATGTTTATATAACATTTATTGGAACAGGAATTTCGGTTTTTAGTCCTAATTGGGCAGAAAATGCAACCGCTTGGAATCATATAGCACAGAATTTACCTTATGGTACTCATATATTAAAGATAACAAGAGTAGACTCTACTAACAGTACAATTACCTTAGATGGTGTTTCAATTTTAGGTAACACAGCTACTGCACCTTGGAAAAATCCTTCTGAAATAACCATCCACCAACCCAAGAAACCACCAATCCCTGAAGAAGCTGTAATCCTCGCAGACTTCATGCTGATGGCAGATTTTGTTCCGCAGACAACGGCTGGTCTTGACAAGGTTAGTAAGGGGACTAGGAAAGTTGCAGTATCCAGAGATGTATTTTTTACTGGTGAAGCAATGAGTGTGTTACAGTCATTGGAAACAGATTCAGGATGGATTTTCTATCTTAATAGTAGTGGAACTAATGCAAGCACAAAATTAAGAATACCTTCATTTGGTACTAATTTTGTTAAAAGAGGTTTCCACGATAGAAGTACGTTATTTATAGGAGATTCAAGTCAAAGTTCTAACCAGACAGCATCAACAGGAAGTGCGGCACATGGTGATACTCATAGATTAACAGCAAATCAAGTTTTAGGTGTTTATAACTTTGGCTCTAACCCCAATGATGGTGCAAATGGGATTACTAGTTCTTTTGAAATAGTTTCTCCAATCCACACTTCGTCCCATTACCAATCCTTTGAAACCCCATTCCTTCATGAGTTAGTTGGTGGTGACAGGAACATGGAACAGACTAATTTAGTTTGTAGTCCAGATGGTAAAATTTGGGATGAGGTAACGAGGGATACGAGTTATATAGGGAATGTTGTTGTAAATACAAATACAGACCAAGGTGGGTCAATTTTTGATGAGTGGAGAGGGACAGTAGGGGCAGATATTACACCTTTGTTTAATAAGGATTGGGCTATAGCGTATGATCGTATAATTTGCCTTAAAAGTGGTATGTATCAAATTAATGCAGGGACTCTAGTCAGTAATGGACATCAAAAGATATTTGTAAACACAACAAGTGGTTCTAATTATTTAATGCAAAATCATGATAATACTGGAAATGCGTCAGTATCAGGAACAGCAGTTTACCACTTTCAACGAGGGGATTACATTTATGTGTCTGGATATAACTCTTCTTCAAACTACAATAGTTTTTCAATTATAAAAGTATAATGTTTATCGCAACTAAAGACACAAGAGTAACCGCTATTCATGAATTAGAGTGGCGGTGTAGAAAAGATGCTAAAGGTTTGTCAAAACCTGAATACTGGACTTGGCTAGAATCAGTCACTACTGAAGGTGTTCCAGATTATTCTGGGGAAGATTATGAGATTGTAGAGACTGATGCCCCACTTAGTTATCAAGACAAAGACTCTGAAGGCAACGATGTAACCATAAGCTTTAACCAATCTGGTCACATAGTTTCAGACCTAGACGGAACACACTACCACCTCAAGTGGGACGGAAGTAAAATCATCAAAGACGATGACGCACTAACCGCATACCAGACCGCAGAGAAGTGGAAAAGTATCCGTAATGATCGCAATAGGAGGTTAGCAGAAACGGATTACCTTGCTCTTAAAGACAACACTCTTTCAACAGCAATGAAAGAATACAGAAACAAACTAAGGTCAGTCCCGCAGGATAATAGTGATCCTGATAATATTACTTGGCCCACAAAACCTGAGTAATGAAAAAGGTAAGCACACTGGCAATAATCTTCCTGTTTATTATCACCGCCTGCACGACAGAAAAAAAGATCGTGAAGGTCCGTGCTAAATATTCTGGGGACCACACGACCGCACAGATCCGGGGCATGTGGCATATTTGTTATCAAAGTAGAATGAGGTCAGAACCACACTTTCCACCACCCTTTCACATGGAACATTGTGATTGCGTGATTGACAAGAGTAGAGAAACATATTCCTCTAAATATTATAAAGGGGCAGACACAGATAATTTGACTCGTTTTTTCACTGAAGCATCAATAGCTTGTGACCAAAGATCAACGCAGGCAGTCCCGGAGCCAACATCAATATGAGTGGACACCACATGAACCCGGCTGATGCACAATATTATAGTTACCCAGCACCCGTAGCAGAGGCGACAAACATGCCAGATTTATATCAAATGGTGATGGACCTGGGCATTCCCGCTTGTGTCATCATCGCTGCATTTTGGTTTATCAGATACCAAAGTGAGTTAGCAAAATCAGAACGAGAAGAGTTCTGGAAGAAGGACGAAGAGCACGATGCTCGTTTGCTCGACATGATCGAGAAAAGCAGTGATGCGATACTACAGATTAAACTAGCTTTGGAGGCTAACACCTTAGCAATCAAAGAAATAACCAGTAGGAAGTAATGGCAGAGACGATAGAAAAGATTACAAGAACAGATCCCCCCAAGGAAAGTAAAAAAAGTAACAAGCCGGTATACACCGTTACAGAAAAAATTGTATTACGGAGAGCCTCGTTCCGCTTTCTTCTCGCGATCTTAATCCTTGGTATATACGCCTTTACGATATACAGCCTTATGTATCATCCAACGGAAATGGATGACAAGACTTCGACACTTCTCGTGTCGGTGATTGGAGCCCTGACGGTTCTGATTTCGCAAATTGGTAGCTTCATGTATGGCGATCCAAAGAGCGATACTACAGAGAATGGTAATGGAAATGGGGATGGAAACACCCCTAAACTAGAGCAACGTGTGGACATAACCGCACCTAAATAATAAGGAAGACTATGTTAGTTGGAATGCTAATGAACGCGATTCAAGGACTGGTGGCAGACCAGGCTCAAAGTTTAATGAAGGAGCATGTGCTTGGTAAAATTTCAGAACACTTAGATGATGATGCCCAGAAAGAGCTAGACGATCACATTGATAAAATGACCGACAACGGTTTTAAATCTATGAAAGACATGTTTGGATGAGCGACGGACTTTGGGCAAATATCCATGCTAAGCGCAAGAGGATAAAAGCGGGTAGCGGTGAGAAGATGAGGACCCCCGGATCTGAGGGGGCCCCTACCGATGCTGCTATCGCCCGTAGCCAGAAGACATCTAAGAAGAAAAAGAAAACGCCTGTCAGTGTGGCGGCTTACAAGAAGATACCCATGATGGGCATGTTAGAAAAAAGAGGAATGGCGTGAAAGGGATGCTTGAGCGGAGAGGCCTGACACCAGTTATGTCTCCTGCTTGGACTCGTAAAGAGGGTCAGAACCCCAAAGGCGGACTAAACGCTAAAGGAAGAGCATCCGCTAAAGCACAAGGTAGCAATTTAAAAGCACCAGTGAAGTCTGGAACAAACCCCAGAAGAGTTTCATTTGCGTGTAGGTTTGCCGGGATGAAGGGTCCAATGAAGGACGAGAAGGGCAGGCCGACAAGGAAAGCATTAGCACTCAAGGCATGGGGCTTTGGTAGCGAAGAAGCTGCTAGGTCTTTTTGCCAAAAGCATAAAAAGAGTTGAGTTGCACGAGTTTACAAAAACCTACGAGATCGACGGTAAGTACCATGTACAACCATCGGTAGGCCCTAACAAGGGTAAGACCCTTAAAGTTTTTAATACTGAAGCCGAGGCAAACGCCTGGGCAAAGAAAAGGAGTAACATGTCTAGTCTGACACCTAAGCAAAAAAAGATAGCTAGTAAGGCTGCCCCTACAAATAAGATTACTGGTGCAGACTTTAAGGCTATGCGTGAGTACGAAAAGAAAAGCATGGTCGGTCGTCTTGACGAAGCCAAGAGCGGTATGACCATGGGACAGCGAATGAAGAAGACCAGGGCTAATGAGAAAGAGCCAACGGCAACCATGGCTTATGGCATGGGTAAAAAGAAAAAACCAAAAGCCGTTATGTATGGCGGTGGAATGGGGAAGAAGCCTAAGATGGCAGTTATGGCCCACGGTAAAAAGAAAGGCCCCATGGCGGCAATGCCACACATGAAAAAGAAAGGACCCATGGCGGCTATGCCTGGATACCACATGCAGAAAAGGGATAAATATTGAAATACAATAGTGTTATCCAAAGGTTGGAAAAGGATAAAAAGAAAAAAATCAGAAGAGTTAAACCTATTGTTGGAGTTAAAGGTTGAAGCTAAGTAAAAACTTTTCTCTCAAGGAACTAACTTACTCACAGACAGCGATCAGAAACGGGATAAGTAACAGTCCTGATGAAGAACAACTTGTTAATCTGACCGCACTTTGTCAACGGGTATTGCAACCAGTAAGAGATAAATACGGCGTAATATCAGTTAGTTCGGGTCTAAGAGCCGAGGCTTTAAATACTTTAATCGGAGGCAGTAAAACCTCAGATCACTGCCACGGAAGAGCGGCAGATTTTGAAGTGAAGAGCGAAGAAGTAAGTAACATTGAGTTGGCAAAATACATAAAAGACAACCTTGAATTTAAACAATTAATTCTTGAGTTCTACAATAAAGACGAGGGGCCAAATTCTGGTTGGGTACACTGTAGTTTTGATGCCGGAGGCGACAACAAGGGTGAAGTATTAACCGCAAAAAGAATTGATGGTCGGGTTGAGTACATCCCAGGCCTGGAGGAATAATGACTGCTACATTAAAGACCGACGTAGTTCAGGACACTTCTGGATCTACTGCTAATCTAACACTAGCCACCTCTGGTGCGGTGACTGTCGGTGGTGCGCTGACGGTAACATCGGGTACCATCAACAACACCACAATAGGAGCGTCCACGCCGACAGAAGGGACATTTACAAATATAATCGGGACAACTTTAAAAGCCACAGGTGGACAGTCTTTGTCTTTAAAAGAGGACTCAGGGAATACAGTCATATCAATTGACACCTCTGGCAATGTTCTTTTAGACCCGGCAACCACTACAGGAACAATGTCTGTTGGTTCAGTAGCAACCCAGAGTGTTGTGATGGACGCAAAAATTGCTGGCGAAGGTTTTGAGTCAGGTGGTACTTCTTCAGGAGTTGGTCTTGGTGTTGGCAAAATGTACGCAGGCATCACGGGTGAAATAAAAATGTTTGCTGGCTCATCAGAACCAGAGGGATGGGTATTTTGTGACGGGTCAGCATACGATGGAACTGCTAGTGGAAAATACAATAATCTTTTTGATGTAATTGGAGACACCTACGGAAACGGGGG